AATTTTTAATACATCATTACTCTCTAATACCATCTTGGCTCCTCCATCAATAAATTCTATTGAACTTCCTGCCGGGATTGGAACAGCCTTGGCAATATAAAAATCATTAGAGCCATCATTAATATATACACTGACATTTGTAGAACTGCTTGCGTGAACATTAGCAACCCTGATACCGATAATGGTGTCATAAGAATTAGCTGTTAGAATTGTTCTTACACCACCAGTAACACCTATGTTACGTTCTTTATATCTCCTAAAATCCTGTGCCATTATTATCTCCTATAGTGCAATTGACATCGCAATGCTGAATCCTGCGGATACACCTGCAACAGGAGTATCTATTGTTAGAGTATCTGTGCCAGCGTTTGTAGTTATTGTAGTTCCACCTGTTCCTGCAAAATTTAAAGTAGCGGCTGTATTATCTGCGACAACATTGCTTTGTCCTGAAACGGCAACCGTACCAAATACATTGTTAGCTGATGTTGGTGATACATCCTGCCATGTCGATCCGTTGTAAACCCTAGTTTTATTTGTTGAGGTATTGAATACCATATCGCCAGTATCTAATGATGAAACAGGATCAGAAGAAGCAATACGATAAACATTAGCAAAGTTATTTACATCAACAATATTCGTGGCAGTTGTAGCTACGCTGGCAACATTATCAGATACAGCTTCAATATCTCCAATCACGCCTGTTGCACCCAACAAATCCATATCGGTAATTACGGCTGGTATAGCTAAAAGTGCCATATCAGCAACCGCTGCTAATGTCCCGAGTAATCCAATCTCAGTTGCCTTCCCTGCCACAGCCCCTATATCAGTAGCATCCGCAGCGACTGCCGTTACATCACTTGAAATCCCTGCTACCGTAGTTACGTTAGCGGATATACCTGCTACCGTAGTCGTGTTAGCAGATATTCCAGCAACAGTTGTTACGTTGCCAGATATTCCTGCAACCGTAGTTACATTGGCGGCTACACCTGCGACTGTAGTTACGTTACTTGATATTCCTGCAACCGTATTTACATTAGCAATATTGGTTGCGACTATATTAGTGTCACCCTCTTTCGCAATGATCTTGTGGTAATTATAAGTATTCAGAGTGACTGTAGAAATAACATGCATACCAAGAGAATCTGCAATCGTTGTACTCTGGTATGTAGCAGGGATACCGTTAATAGTAACAGTCGAAGCACCTAATGTACGTCCTGTAGTAGATACCCCAGAACCATTCACTACCAACCCACCTGCATTAGCTATGGATACTACCGTGCCTGCTCCATCATCTGGATCAGGATTAGTATTAGGGAATGATTGGTCATCAGCAATTGCATGGAAACCACCTACATCATTAACAAGTGAAACAATATCATCCCTTACCGCCTTCGATGTTGGGATAGCTTCATCGGTACTAGATAATGTAGTCTCAAGAGTTACCTCTTCCCAATTACCTGAACCTACAGCAACTCTTCCAAGAACTTTATTGGTTGCAGATGCATTTACTATCTTCGGAAGTGTTACATTAGAATCAAGTATCTTTGCTGTAATAATTTGGTCAGCACCTATATGTATGGAATCAATACTTCCATCAACATAGTTATCTGAGTCCACAGAATCAGCAGCAAGGTGAGCGTTGTCTATTGATCCATCAATATAATTATCAGAATCTATAGAATCAGCAGCAAGGTGTACGTTGTCTATTGACCCATCAATATAATTATCAGAATCTATAGAATCAGCAGCAAGGTGTACGTTGTCTATTGACCCATCAACATACTGATCTGAGTCAATAGCATCATTTGCTATCGTTAACACACCAGTATTAGAAAGTGTGGCATCCCCTGACATAGCTACGTTATCGAAGTCAGTACCATCAGCTACAATGATATGCGTATCCGTAGCAGCAATAGTAACATCAACAGGTAAATGAGTGAACGCATCTAACGTATCAAGACGAACATCCTGTGCGTTTGATTCAGTTACAATCTGGTCTAATTCGTCATCTATACCTTCTGCCGAAATAGGAACAGGAGGGACTGCATCCCTGTCTGCTGTAAAATCTCTTAATCTAACTAATGTACCCATAACCTCTCCTAATCGTTAGCCCTGAAACCTGCGTTGGCATACTTGACACCGTAAAATGAAATACTTAAATCAGCTTTATGATTTGCTGAGAATTTAAACCTGATAGATCTACCCATGCCAATCATTGGTATTAATACTTTATTCACATCGGGGAAATCCCAATAAGAACCATCCCAATCAGATGTACCCCATTTAGCAGGAGTAGACTGAAGATAAAATGTCTTGTAAGATTGAGTCTCGAAGTCAAAAAATACATCAAGATTAAATAACCCACCAGACCCTGATCCTTTAAACTGAAAATACTTAAACAATTTTTTAATACTGATATTGTCAAACCATAACCAAGGAGTTTCCCATTCCCAACTTACACTTGTGTTATTATTACCATCACCATATACATTCCCACCTGATGCTGTTTCATACTCCCTAGACACACGACCATTTACTCCTGCACTTAATATGTCATTATCTGGAGTACGGACAGACTGAAATATCTTGACACCCCTGTCTTCCATCCATGCCTTAATTTCATAATCATAAACAAAACGCTTTGATAAAGAAGGTACGTTTATCCAGAACTCATTCTCTGCCTTATGGTTAACAACATTAACTTCATCAGGATCAGCAATAGATTTCAACAAAGGATTAATCCTGTCCCTTATATTGTCGCTTAACTTACGAGTCTTTAAACCCTGAACAATCAATTCCATCTTGACAGAATTTAATCCCTCTCTTTCCACAATATAATTATCAAGCCCTACTTCGTCCATCCCCCTATGACTCATTACCCCTGTATTAAATATCTGCTTGTCGATTGCTATGTCATTAAACGTGGCAGGAACACTGTAAGTAACAATATGATTCTGCAACCCAATGATTAAAGAACTAGTCTGCCCTAATCTGGCTAAACCTGTAATGGTATCGCCACGAGCCAACACAGCAGAAAGATCAATGTTCACATAATCAGAAGGAGTAGACCAATCATCTTCGTTGTCTACAGCAGAGCCAGAGAACCTCGTGCTTTCTTCCGCAACACCAGAAACCCAAACACGGTTGTTTAAGGCATAAACATATTTACCCTTCGGTGGGTTGTCCGCAAGATCAACCGCATACCAACCAGTATGTGCTGTTGGCGGTGCAGCCCCATCGTTTAAAGACACCGCTTCTGTATAGTTAACCCCTATTGCTAGAGGTGTAGATGTTTGTAGTTTAAGAGAACCAGAAACAGTATGATGATATACATTATAATGAGTAGCCCCCGGTAAAGTAACAGGACTTGTTACTGTTAAAGCATAACCATACGAACCTGTATGAGAAGTAGGCGGTAACGCACCATCATTCAAACTTCCAGTTGTTTCTGTGTAATCAGTACCTATTACTATTGGACTTACATTTTGTAATTTTAAAGCACCTGATACTGTATGATGATACACATTATAATGAGTAGCCCCAGTGCTTGCTGATGGGGATGTAACAGTTAACACATCATTCCCCCCAATAGCTTGTGTTTTTTCCCCACCACTAAAAGCAACGGTTGGTGCTGAAGTATACCCAGAACCACCAGACCCGATAGTAATAGAAGTTACCTGACCACCTGTAAGAACTGCTGTACCTGCGGCACTAGACCCACCGCCACCACTAAAAGTAACAGTAGGAGCAGTCGAATAACTATCACCACTTGCTGTAGGAGTAACGGAAGTCACAGCGTCACCTGTAAGAACTGCTGTGCCAGCGGCACCAAAAGCAGTGGGAGTGCTTTCACCGTTGCCAGTGATATATGTTGTAGATACATAATAGGTTCTTGATAATTTTGATCCATCAGTTGTGACACCAGTTGTCGGGATAGCAGGTATTGGCACATAACTAATACCAATAGCTTGGGTTGCTTCCTGACTCGCCACCGATTCCCCATATGCAGTTACATAGGTAACTGTTACATAATAAGTTCTAACAGCTTTTATTCCTGAAGCTGAAGTACCAGTAGTAGGAGCAAACGGTTTAGGAGTATACCCATACTTAAACGGATTGTCCGTACCGTTTGACAAAATCATCTTGTTGTTAAACATAGTCCAGTTCAACTTCTTGTTTAATGTCAACCCAGACTTAACAACTGTATCAAAAGCACCAGTTGATGCCGTATACCGCAACAACCTAGTATCAGCCTGTGCTAACACTTCATAAGTAGATGGATAATTCCCATCGTAAACCATCAACCCGATTACATCGGGGCCTGCACGAAACAAATCGAATATAATATCCTGTGCGTCCTGCACCCAACCAGAATCTGCCGTATTAGATTTAAACGCA